TATTCTAGTAGAACCATCAATTGTAGACTTGATTAATATTTCATAGTATCTTTCTGGTTCCAACCCATCCATATAAATATCAAAATAATTACTTGTTGAATCTGCACTGATTTGAGTGTATTGAGAATCAAAATCAATAACATATTCGTTAGTATCTAAATCTTTTATAGCATAATATGAAGAAAGAGGAAGATAATTTTTACCAACGTAATATGAACTAGTTTGAAAAGTCCTAGGGGGGTACATGGGACTTACATTTAATCTAAATCTATTTATACTTCCACTATAAAATACCCCAGGATTTTCTGCTAGAGACATTTTAATGTTTGGATCAGATACTATTGTGGATTCTAAACCTGTTAGGATAGTTGTATAGTCTCTCCATTTAAATTCTAATTGGGGAGGATATATAGTATTAGTATCAACACTATAATATTTCATTACAGGTTGAATAGAAGAAGTATTAAAAAATTCTATATTTGAATCCCATTTAGTTATGAAGCCATAATTAGGAATAGATCCACTATACCATTTTGATACAATAGTTTTAACTCCTACGTTTAGGTCTTTATTACTTCTTAAATCAAAGGATTGTGTTACTTGATATGAAGATACTCCTGATCCTGAGTAGAACCAATTGCCCCCACCTTGGTTGGAATATTGAGGATTGTAAGAGCTAGTAAAAAGTTCAGTTCCTACAGACCCACTTTCAACCCATGATGTACCACTATTATAATTAGAAAAATCCCAACTAGCTCCATTAGTTGTAAGGGGGTTGTCTAAATATTCTCCTGTTCCATTATTCCAATCTTGTGCTAAAGGGTAAATTTCTAAAACCGCATCTGTGGTAATTCCATAGGCATCTGCTATAAAGCTTCTAAAACTTACATCCCAAGTATTATTTCCTATTTTATTATCTATAACATTTTGAATTTCATTCAAGTCAAACTGTGTTATAAATCTAGAAACATCTGGAGTTCCATCTATGCCTAAGGTATTAGTTACTTCACTTATAGCATCTAACCCAGTATTCATAGTAGGATACTGAGAGTATAGAGTTGTGTCTTTATATGGGAATATTTTGTATACAGCCATTTATTTTAATTTTTACAAGGGTACTACTTTACCTTTAATATCTGTTTGTGGAAACTTTACTTCAAATATGCTAGGATCAAGAGATGGATAGATCACTTGGTTTTGCGTAGCTCCATCAACATCGTAAGAATATTGTGAATATCCACTAGTAGTTCCAGCTTTATTAACAATTTTAATAGTTTTTACTGTTTGAACTCCTTTTATTCTATCTAGATTAATATATAAATCTCTTAATAGAATAGGTTGATTTATTTGCCATTTATTTCTATCAAAATAAGAAGTTAATTCATTTATACAATTTAATAGTACTTCACTGTTATTAAATTCAGGTAATACTATTATTTCAAAATTAACTGCTATATTAATAACAAATGCATCTCTAATCTCTATATTATCACCAATAATTCTATTTTGGGATAAATAAGTTCTTAAATTTTGTTTTAGAGTATTTGAGGGTTGAGTGAATTGACCTTGTGAGTTTTGAGATAAACAATATAAATTAAGTGTCTCTATAGTAGAAACTTGGTTATCAGTTAGTTTGGGTTGTTCAATGTATGCTTTAGATATAGCTCCATATTCGGAGGGCATACTAAGAGCTCTAACTAAATAATCATCAGCTGTTACAGATCGTTTTTGAGAAGCTATTAAAGCTAAAGTATTTTGTCTAACTTCCTCAATAGTATCTCCTGCTCTTCCTCCTGAGGCTGCTTCTGAGTTATTTGAAGAAATGGAACCAAATATATAATCCGCAGTAGTTGAGTTTAAATTATTTAGGTTAAAATTAATAGTTGATGTGTTAATGTTTGTTAGAGTATTGGCATCAACATTTGAACTAACTCCTCCACCTGTTAAATATCTAACTGTTAAAGTAGTATTTGAAGGGGCTATTCCATAAGTATTTGTATATAAAAAGTTTGTAGGAGAATAAGCAGCAGTTAATTTACTTTGTTCAAAAGGAAGACCTAACCCAACATTATTAGGATTAGGAATAATTTCTTCATCATTATCAGTGGTAGTTCCAGATCCAAATTGAATTTGAAGAGTATTTGATGATATAAATCTAGTAGCAAATCTTCTTTGAACTTTTTCTAATCTTAGTAAATATGGAACTTCTCCAGAATCTAAAACATTGTTAGGATCATTTACATTGGTATTTTTTATCTTTTTATATACCATTTCTTGTCCTAAATGATCTACTTCATACCAAGTATTACCATTTGAATCTACTACATCTAATATTTTAATAATATTAGGAGCATTTATTTCTATTGTAGTAAATTTTTCTGGGGTGGTAAAATTGAATGTTTGAGAGTTAATAGTAGAAGAAATTGCTTGTCTACTCTTCTTTAATAAATAATATTGAGGTGAGTTACCAGAAATTTGGTATACTGAAATTTCAGTAGGGTCTTGAGAAGAGGAAACGGAAAAATCAATTTTATCTTGTATAGTAAAAGTTATATTTCCATTTGCAGTGGAAGAAATAGTAGTATTTTCATTTACAGTTATAGCATAGTCATAATCGGGCACTACAACTCCACCAACATTTTTAGCAGGTAATTGTTGGTAAATATCAACGGTAGCTTGGGCTACACCTGTTGTTTTAGGTTTATACCCAAACATATATGCTAACTCATAAACATTGTTAGTTTGTTGTGCATATTGGATAAAATTTTCTTGAAACTGGTTATCTAAATAGAAACTTAATACATCCCCAACGTATGATGCTTGTTCCATTATCATCATTCCTGGGGATGAGGGGGAAAAGTCATTATAGGTATTTGGAAAATAGGTTTTAGAAAATTCAATTAATCTATTTCTAAAATCTGAGAAATCTCTGTTTAGATATTTTATATCACGTTTGATAGTAGCCATTATGTGAATGATATATTAATTTCGTCTTGTATATTAGTATTTACAACACTATATGTAAAATTTATAGTTATTTGATTATTATCTTCATTTCTTAAAACATTTAAGGTCTCTATTCTTACATTTGGAAAGTATTCTCCTACTTTGTTAGAAACATCCTCTAATAGAAAGTCAATATTATCATTAGATATTTGTTCAAAAATAAAACCCCTTAACCCCCCTCCAAAAGTAGGATTTAAAAATCTTTCCCCGGGGTTAGTGAGAAAAAAGTTTATTAAGTTATATTTAATAGCATCTTTAGTTTGATAATTAGATTTAAAAACTGAAGGTCCATTAAAGGGGAGGGATATTCCAACAGCAGCGCTATTATCTAAATCAATAGGAAATATTTGTTGGGGGTTAAATGCCATTATTTAGTATTTAATAAACTCATGATCTGATCCATTCCAAGTTCTCCTTCTGGTAGGCTTCCATTTATAGGGTCAGCCATAGATGAGGGGTTAAATTTTGGTTTAACATCTTGACTTGTCATAGCCATTCCATTTAGAACATCCATATATTTTTGTCTCATTTCCATAACATTTTCTGTGGGTTTTGAAGAAATATTAACAGGAGGAATGCTATGCTCAGTAACAATTTGTTGTTTAGGAGCACGAACAGCTTCTAAAAGAATTTCTTTTAGTTCCTCTTGAATAACTTCTCTTACAGCTTCTTTTATTAACGTTTTAAAGACATTTGTTTTCATATTGATTATAAATATTTAATTAGTTAGCTTTTAAATCATTGTTTTGTATATAAAATACTAATTCATCAATTAATATTTGATCAGAAGAACTATAAGAATATTCTCCACGGAGTAAAATAACACCTTGAGAATTTTTAGCAATAGCTCTTTTTCGTTTAAGATTATTAGTGGTATTTTCAGTTTCTACATCCATTGTAAACCCATTTATTTGTGTTATTGTTGGGGGATCAGATTGATTAGTTACTCTTAATTCTTCATTAATGGCTACTAAATCTGCATCTGTTGTACAATTTTGTATAAATTGATCTAACAATTTAAGTAAATCTAAGGCTTGTTGAATAGAATCTCTTAATACTAATAATAATATCAATAACCCACTACTTATAGAGGTAAATTTTTTAATATTACTATCTATTCCCGGTTTTAAATCTTGAACGGGGGGTACTAAAGATGGGAGTGGGGAAGGAGGGGTTGGGATTGGCAAAGATTTTAGAAAAGAAAAGGTTGTTGAAAGAGTTGTTAGAGTAATATCTAACAACCCTAATGCTTTAGAAATATTGTCAACAGTCTTATATAAATTATTTAGTTGTTTAGCTAACTTATTTCTTCTATTAATCAAATCCTTTAAAACTTCAACATCTGAGGGGCATGTTGGGTTAATGTTACTAGTTCTATTATTTATAAAATCTAGAGCATTAGTTACACCAAATTGGGATATTAATCCTAATACACTAGGGATAAGGATTGATTTTAAATTATTAATGGTATTATTTAATGTTTTTTGTTGAAGAGAACTAGCATCCTTAGGAATGATGTTTTGTACTAAGGAATTATCAAATTGAGATGATTTTAATTTTTCTAGTTCAAGATTATTTTTATTAGATACTAGTTCTATTACTCCTAAATTAGATTTAAATTTATTATCTCCGGTATAGGGTAATAGGGTTTGGGGTACATATGAAGATAAATTAATATCTATTTGTATAAAATCCTCAGAGGAAGCTTCTCCAATTAAAGTAAATTCTCCATTTGAATTTGTGATTGTTGAATTATCCTTATATGAAGCTGTAGCTCCAATTAATGGTTGTTTGGTTGATTTATCAACTACTACCCCAGTTATATTATATGGTTGCATAGTTATCATACAGTTTTACTTATTTTAGATTTAGTGGTTTCTAATTGAGACTGTATGTTATTGATAATTTGTTTAGTATTAGAAGCTACCAAATTTAAAGGAGTATTTGGTGCTGGAACCCCACCTGGATAGATCTGGTCAGTTTCTAAGACTGAAACTAGATTGTTTAATGTTTGGAGAAGTTGGTTAAATAGTTCTATAGTAGTATTTCCTAAAAGAAGAGGTTCTGTTGCGTTTTGGTTTCCTAATCTAACATTTTGTGAGTCAATATATAAATTTTTAGAATTAACATTTGTATATTCTCCTACGGATACATTAAAACTTTTTTCTCCACTTATCAAAATACTATCAGTTTTAGCATTAAGTACTACTCTATCTGAATTGATTAATATTTGTGGAAGGGAAAAATTAGATAAGGAAAGTGGTCTACTAGAAGGAGAAAAAACATTAAATTTATTATTCCAACTACTATCAATAGGAAGTTTCTGAGTGGAAGTTAAGTAAATTGAAGATAAGTCTTGGTTTATGTTTTCAGTAATAGGAATCCATCCCTCTTGTGAAATATTTGAGGATTGACCATTTCTTAAAATTACAATAGGGTCTCCATTTTGTCCTACTTCTGACCAATTATTCTTATATTCACTGTTAGATTTAGCAGTTGAACCAAATCTTAAACTATTACCCCACCTACCTTCATACAATACATCTCCTGCAAAGGGAAGGATGGGGTGGATGTTTGATCTTTCAATAAATGTATTTTGGCTTGGGTTAGATGGGCTATTTAAATCTATTTCTGTAGAACTGTCTGTTACTCTTCTAACTAACCCTCCCTCAACTTGTTGGTAATCTTGCTGTTGGGAAGGAGG